GGCCTGGGGAATGCGTCGACTTCTATCCGCCCGAGCCCATCCTCGATGGGCAGAAAGATCGGGTTTTTCGCGCTGGCTGCGAACGTCGTTTTCCCGACGCCTGCGGGTCCATAAATCAACACCCTGGGCGGTTGGATGGCGCCCCCCTTCGTTATCTCGGAAAGTTTCATAGTGTTTTCTCCGTTATCAGTCCACAAAAAAGCTCGAGCGATACCTCCGCCGAGCGTCTAAAATCCTCGAGCCGATATAGGTCGGTCGGGTAGGGAACCAGCACCCGCCAGGGCTGCCGGTCAGCCCGGAAGCAAACCGCCGGAACCTTCCGCACCTTCAGCGCTTGCTTTACCGCCTGCTCCCAAAATTCCTTTTTGTCCGCGTTTGTGATCTCGCGGTATCGCTTGCATTCAATCGCCCAATGATCGAGCCCGATCAGATCGTGACCGCCGCCGAATGCCTGAGATAGATTCCGCTCGAGGCGGATGCCGGTCCATTGCTCAATCTCGAGGATCAGCTCGCGCTCGCCAGCGGCGCCCTTGTTTCGGCTTCTACTTCCCATTGAATGCTCTCAGCTCCGATTGCGGCACAAAGAATGCCGGGCGACCTTTCCCGGTCGGATCGCGCCACCAGCGTTCGCGCTTACCTTCCTCGCCGTAACACCACCCGGCGATTCGATATTCGCCGTCTGATCCCGTCACCAGGTAAAACCGTCGCTTGTTTGCGTCGTCCGGGTGGATGATCAAATGTCCGTTTTCGTATTTAGTCGCGCGAACATCAAAATCCGCCACGTCGGGATGATGCCGCTCATCGAGCGGACCTGCTCCCCGCCAATACTGTCCCAGGGCTTTCGCGAGCGCTGACTCAGCCAGGGCGCCTTCGATATCGTTTTCCCATCGAGGCGCGTTGTCCGGCAAACCATGCTGGTTTTTATCGAGCTTTCCGCTGATGCCGCGCATCCGGCGGATCACCCCCGCCGTCGCTGCCAGGAAAATTTCGTCACTCGTCAGCGACACCCGCATCCCGCTCCGCCTTTTGCTGTTTCATCTTTATCCATCGATTGCGCTTCGATTGCTTGTGCCAGCTCTGCCCGAATGCGACCAGAAAGCCGACTAGCAGCGAACCCCATAGCGGCGCAGTCACCCACCACCATGACCAGGTGATGATCTCCGCCAGGCGTAGGCCGACAAACAACAGGAAAAAATTGTCGACCAGGTGCCCGAAGCGATTAGTCTGATCGGCCAATGATCACCTCCGCCTGAATGCGCCGCGCCTCGGGAATGTCGCCCTTCCGCCGCCAGTGATAAATGGTTTGCCTGGTAACGCCCAGGGCTCGAGCGGTCTGCGATACTCCGCCGAATGTTGCAATGATCTCTTCCAGGGTCATGTCGGCCCCCTCAGTAATTGACAGGCCGAGCGTAATGCCTATGATGGGCAGGTGTCAAATTTTTAAACAGGGGGCCACATGGTCGGCAAATTATCAGACGACACCAAAATGTCGGGATCGCGCATCCCGGTCCTTTATTGCTGGCGACATGGGATTCCGCATCCCTGGTCCACGCCGAACGACGAACTGCGGAAATCTATCCAGGCGCAGGCGGGTCCGCTGCCGGAATACGATATCGGAGAGCCTGGGATCGTTGGCAATCTGCTTGAGCCGGTGTTGATATCGAACGCCTGCGAAGTGCTGGGGATCACCCAAATCCAGCAGTCGCCTCCGGTGATCAAGCTCGACGATTTTGAAGTGTCCTGCGATGGCATCGCCGTCATCGACGAACCGCTGCTGGTTGAGTCGGGCGCAACCGTCCAGGTTAAAGGCGGCGACCAGATCACGCTCCAGGGGCGCATCCCTATCGAGTGCAAGGTCACGACCGCACCGCCGAGCGATGATATTCCCCTATATCGCGGCCCGATCCAGCTCCAGGCGCAGATGATGGCGACCGGGGCGAGCGCCGGGATCATTGTCACGCTGCACCGGGGTATTGAGCGCCGGATCACGGTCATCCCTGCCGACCCGGACATCCAGGCCGAGATCACCGAGATTTGTGCCGACTTCCGGCGCCGGGTTGCTACCGAAGATTGGTTCGCGCCGGTCAACATCGACGACGCAGCGATCCCGCCAGCGGAAAAGAGCGAAACCCCGGTCGAGCTGAACGGTCTCGAGAATGATGTCTATCACCTGGAGCTGCTGCGCGATCACCGTCGTCAGCTCGAGGATGAAATTGCCGAGCTGGAGCTTAAAGTGATGACCGCGATGGGCGACGCCACGCTCGGGCAGGCGGGACCGTACCAAATCGAATGGCCGGTTCGGCATTACAAAGCGCAGCCGGAGCGCCTAGTCGCTGCGAAAGAGGCGCGCACGATACGTTTGAAAACCTTGAAAATTAAGAGTAGTCTTTAAACTGACCGTTTACCCTTTGGCGGTCAGACTCCTAAAAGTCCGATGCCCGGTGTCGCAACCACCGGGCTTTTTTATTCCTCTTCATCATCCTCAATCAGCTCGAATTCCCACTCTTCCGCGCCATTAAGCTCCTCGAGTATTTCTTCGGTGGACATATCAATCGACAAGCCATCGGGGAAGAGCTGCGTGTAAATCATTGAGCAGCCAGGGCGACCGCGCTCGGGCAGCAGCATCAGAACTTCCCCAGCCCGGATATATAGATCACCCTGCTCCGTTTTTAACTTAATCATCCCAGCGATTGCCTTTTATCGAGTTTTCCCGAGCCGTCAGAATTTGCATATTCCAGGGAACGTGAAGGCCGCAAACCATCTCGCCGCGCAGCGGCACAATATGATCGACTGAGTGCGCGATCCCGGTCTCAGCAGTGACCGCGCGCGCCTGGCTGTAAACGGCCTCGATATCCGCCTGGACCAGATTATTGTCGCGCAGGATATTCGCCTGCTCAATGTAAAGCCGCCGCCTTTCTTTTGATCGTCGGTGCGTTGCCTTGTATTTCGGGCGCACATATCGGGCAGCGTAAAGATGGGCCGCATTCTTTCGGTAATGATCGCGCCAGTAATCGTTCCGGGGGCTGCGCCTGCGGTCATAATCCCGCCAATACGCGCGCAGCTCCTCGCGATCCGCCGGGCTCATGCCGGTGCGCTTGAGTGCGTCGCAAGTCGAGCAGCATTTGTTTGAAGTGTAGCGAGGCGCCAGGTGGCCGAATTTGCACGGCTTCCCGGTGAAATAATACGCGGCCCTGGATTTCCGGGCCTGTTTCGCTGACCCGATCAGATTTTAAACGGGCGGTTTATCCTCCCTCATAGCGTCCGAGAGTCTTTTCGCCCTTGCCCCCACTTGCTCGGCCCATTCAGACCGCAACATTTCGTCCGCTGCCTCGGCGAACTTCTCATCGCGTAGATACCCGATGGTTCGCTTGAAGTTGAGAAAGCCGAACGTCCCAAGATTGAAGGCCATATTCAGCACGACCATTTGCCTGGTCTCGCTGAGATCGCGCCACTCGGGAAACAGCTCATCCAGCTCGCGCATGAGGCGCACAATGTCGCCCTCGAGCATGAATTGCGCCTCGGCTTTGGTGATCCCGGTATCTTCCAGGTTTCGACCGACGCCGATGGTGAGCTTCCCGCTGGTGCAATAGTAAGGCTTGAGCTTGCAGCCCTCATCAAGCTCGAGCCATTTCGTTAATACTTTGAAGTCGACGCCTGCTGTCATTTCTGAGCGTTCCCGAATTTCTGAAGCGCGCCTTTCGCCAGGTCGCCCATATAGGGCGCCGCGAAGTAAAAGCCCAGGATCAGCATGACCGCCGGAGTCATGGTCTCGATTCGACCGTCCAGGATTTCAGTGCTTTGTGCCAGCTTGTCCGCTGCGACATCGCCGACCCAGATCGAAATCAGCGAGCTTGTAGTCGCAGCCATAAACATAAAGAGCCAGGTGCCAGTGATCGAGAAAGCGATCACGCGCCGCGCGAGCCTGGAGCCGCTGGTCGATTCCAGCCATTTGATCGTCATCTGGCGAGCGTCGGCCTCGGCCTTCATTAGCGCCTCGCCTTGCTCCTGTTTGGTATAGAAAGATTTATCGATCAGCCCGAACGTCTGATCAATGATTGAGCTGGCAGCGCCATCGCCCCCGAATAACTTACCCAGCCAGGACATCTAGCTTTCCTCTGGTGGATCGTCCTTTTTCTTCACTAGCGCCTGGACGGTCTCGGTTTCGTATATCCTGATGCCAGTCCAGATGATTGTGAATAAAGCCGCCACGGGGGGCAGGATAGAGCCCAGAGACCCGAGCATTGTGCCGACGCTAAGTACATCAACCACCTGTTTCGTCGATTCGTCGACCATGTTCCCAAGCCCCCCGAAAGTTTCGCTAATTGTATCAGCTCAAACCAAAAATCATAGCAGGGCGAAAATGCCGATGGTGAGCCCAACCAGGAAAAAGATTGGGGCCACCATCATCCATGCCGCCGCGACCAGAAGCTCTCCGATTCGATCACTCATCCCATCCATCGTCCAGCTCGTCATAAACTCCGTCGCCATTTGTGTCGCAGTAGCGCTGCCAATTTACCATTGCAAACGTAAGACCCTCGCTCCAGGGTATATATGCCTTGCACCATTCATGCGATCCGACTTCTAAATCGTCGGTTTCCTGCGGAACATAGTCACGCTTTGACCAGGGCTCTTGCGCTAGGAAATAGGTGTTTTTGTTTTTGTATAGCTTGCGCGTAAACAGCGTGTTGTTTGGAGTGCTGATATATATTTCCTGATTGTCGTTTAGCGTATATGTCGAACCATCATCGTAATTGATTACGGTTTGCGCGGATACCGCAGATGCAAATACCGCCAGAATTGCTGCGATTACTTTCATTTCACCTTGCTCCTTTTACTATTAAAAAGACCGTCCAAATGACGCCCCCGGATACCATAGCACCAATGATGCCGGCTGCAATATCGAGCATCATGCGCTGTTTCCGCCGCTGCTTGTAGATCGTCGCCTCTCGCCTGGCGCGTATCTCGCGCCGCATCGCCATCATTTCTTTATAGGTCTCGTCGCCGTATGCCCAGATGATCAGCTCCCGGACCTGTTTCTCCATCTCTTCGGTTTTCTTTTTGGCGATGATAGCGTTGAGAGCTTGCTGCTCTACTGATTCGCCATCGAATAGCTTTTTGAAGATCGGCGGATTTTCGGCTTCCTTTTCGGCTTCCTTTATGTCCGCGACCAGGCCGTACCAGTGCCCGAGCTTTTTTGCGACGTGTTCAATTTCCGCGCCCTTGCTGACAAGAACCTCGAGCCCCTTGAATGCGCTCGAGGCTATTGCGACTAGGGAAAGCGGGTCCATTATTATCCCTCGCGTTGCGCGAATTTAGAATCACACTCAAATGCGCTATGCCAATGACATAGCTCTTTCCCACAAATCAAAATCATCGCTGTATCGCCCCTGTATTTTGTTCATCAGACTTTTATCAATAACATCGGAGTGTTTCTCGGAGTCTGATTTCAATGCCTGCCAGTGCTTGTTTATCTTTCCGCCGCGAGAAATAATAAATTCCTGTATTTTTGGCTCCATTTTTTCCGTCGGCCAGAGGATTGTTTCTTCTGACACAAACCTGCTCTGCTCAATCGAAAATATCATGTTGCTACGCAAGACAAACTCGATATTTCTGTAAATCGTCTCTGGGCTTTTGTCTTTACTGCTGAGCATTACACCGGCAGACAACACCCTATCAACGGGGTTTCGCACCGTGGCTATAGAAACATATTCCTTGCAAAACGGGTAATCAATGAGAATCTCGCTGTGTTTCGCATGACCATAATTGTTGCCGATAATTTCCGCTGATTGATATTCGCTATTTTGCTGATGGCGCAACATTGCTTTGACAGCACCCGCATCCTTGTTTCCGCAAATGTCGGTATCTTCAATCAGCCCCGAGTGCAACAAGTAAAGAGCGCAGGATGATGATCCTGTTTTGGGGATCCTGATGCATACAAATTTATGGGTTTTGCACAGCAACAATGTTCGGCCACTCCACAGCGTCTGGAAATCCCGCCTGACTAGGGACATCCCTAAGCGCCTGACGGTAAGTGCGCCACGCGCTGCTTTGCGACTCGGTTAGAGTTACATCCGCCATTTGCGTCCAATCGCTCTGCTTGAGCAATTCGTTTCTGGCATTCCTGACCGAAGCGCATTTATTGCTCCACTCTTCATCGATTTGCTCTTGCGATTTAGCAACGATGCTCCAGCCTAAAACCCACTGGTCATTTTCAAAGGTCGGGGCGTCATTTAATGTCGCGTAATGAGTTGCTTCATCATGTTCTGCTGGGTCTAGGACATGAATTCGACTTACCCCGTATCGCGCCAATAC